CGGAGGAAATCCTCGACATCGTTGGGCTTCGCCACGCGCACGAAGGATGCCGCGCAGTCGTCGATGTTGCGAACGGTGGCGATGATCTTCGGCTTTCGGCCCAGAAGTTCGTGCAGCACGCGGAGGCTTGAAACCTCGGCCCAGTTCCGCGCCTTGTCGATCACGACAGGCTTTTCCACCTTGGCGTATTTGGCATCCATGATGCCGCGCAGCACGGCCTTGATCTGGTCTTCGTCCGGTGCCGCCTGCTCGGCCGAGCTGCCCTGCCACGCCTTGAAGGTGTTGAACATGACCTCGCCCATGCCGCTGGTGGGGCTGGCGTGAAGGTCGGGATGCTGGTTCAAGAGCGCGGCAAGGACGGTGCTGCCCGAGCGGGGGAGGCCTGCGAGGAAGTGGAAGGTTTTCTGCAGCATTAGTTGGTTTTGCCTTGGTAGATGGCAAGAGTGTGCGTTGCGAGTGGGCCACGCGCAACTGCAAACCATGATGTTAAAGCTCCGATTTGGACAGGGCTAGACTTATTTGTGCTCGTGCCATCCCCAAGCTGCCCGTTGTTGTTCCATCCCCACAACCAAAGGGTGCCGTCTGTTTTTACAGAGGCAGTTTGACGGAATCCGGTCGAAACTTGCGACCAGTTTGTGAGCGCACCAACTTGAACGGGGCTGGAACGATACACAACATCATTTTGCCCAAGTTGGCCCTGACCATTTCCACCCCATACCCACATTGTGCCGTCGTTTTTTACAGAAGCGGTATGCTCAGCGGCTGCTGAAACCTGCGACCAATTTGTAAGAGCACCAACTTGGACAGGACTAGAGCGATAAACGCGGTTACTGGTTCCAAGTTGACCTTCTTGGTTCCTGCCCCAAGACCATACTGTACCATCCGACTTAGTTGACAATGTGTGAACATTGCCGCAGGCAACCTGATACCAGTTTGTAAGGGCACCAATCTGCACAGGGCTGTTTTTATCGATTTTAGTTCCATCGCCTAGTTGCCCAGAAGAATTTACACCCCAAGCCCATAGGGTTCCGTCAGTTTTGATAGCGGCGGAAAATGCAGCGCCTCCCGATGCAACGCTAGACCAGTTTGCTAAGGAGCCAATTTGGACAGGGCTAGACTTATTTGTGCTCGTGCCATCCCCAAGCTGGCCATAGTTGTTCCGGCCCCACGCCCAAAGAGTTCCATCTTTTTTGATGGAAAAGGTTTGAGCTAAGGTAAAGCTGCCTCCCGATGCAACGCTAGACCAGTTTGTCAAAGAACCAATTTGGACAGGACTTGATCGGCTGATAACAGTTCCGTCACCAAGCTGTCCATAAGCGTTCAAACCCCACGCCCACAAGGTGCCGTTGTTTTTTACGGCAGCCGTTTGTTTGTACCCCGCAGCTACTTGAGACCAGTCTGTGAGAGCACCAACTTGAACAGGACTAGACCTTGCAATGACACTGTTTTGTCCAAGTTCACCGTTGCTGTTAAGCCCCCAAGCCCACAGCTGCGGCAACGGCAACCCCGTCCACGTCCCTGCGGCCACGGCCTGCAGTTGCTCCATCAAGCCCCATTTTGCGGAAAAATTCGGCATTTTACACTACTCCGTAGAGGGCGGTTGTGTGATACCGGCCACAAGAAGTTTGAACCCAATTTGTCAGTGCTCCGATCTGTACGGGGCTAGACCTGTTCACACGGGTGCCGTCACCAATTTGCCCGTTTTGGTTTCGGCCCCACATCCAAAGAGCCCCATCAGTCTTTACCGACGAACAAAAATCTTGCCCAGCCTCAACGCTAGACCAGTTCGTCAGCGCACCGACTTGAACAGGGCTGGAACGCTTGACGAGGTAACTAATGTTTTGACCAAGTTGTCCGCTGCCACCTTGCCCCCACGACCAAAGAGTTCCATCAGTCTTTACAGCAACCGTTAAGGCGTTCCCCAATGAAACCTGCGACCAATTTGTAAAAGAACCAACCTGAACAGGGCTAGATCGACTTAGTATGTCGTTTAGCCCAAGTTCTCCTTGGCTATTTGCACCCCAAATCCAAAGAGTGTTATCTGTTTTGACTGCTGCCGTGTGGGTGTCACCAGCGCCAACCTGAGACCAATTTGTTAAGGCTCCGATCTGAACAGGACTAGAGCGATAAGCAACAGTTCCGTCACCCAAACGACCCCCATTGTTGTTGCCCCAAGTCCACATCGTGCCGTCTGTTTTAACAGATGTGGTGTGGTTTTGACCTGCAGAAATCTGCGACCAGTTTGTAAGAGCACCAATCTGAACGGGACTAGACTTATTGGCAGTAGTGCCGTCGCCAAGTTGGCCAGCAGAATTTGATCCCCAAGCATACAACACCCCGCCCGTTGTAAGCGCTGAGCCATGGTCTTCTCCTGCGGAAACTTTAGACCAATTTGTTAAGACTCCGATTTGAGTAGGGCTGGATTTGCTAACAAAATTGTTTAACCCAAGCCTTCCATTGCCACGGTAACCCCACGACCAAAGGGTATTGTCTGTTTTTACAGAGAGAACAAAACCTCCCCCAGCTGAAACCTGCGCCCAATTAGTCAGTGCTCCAACTTGAACAGGGCTGGAACGGTTGATTATGGAGTTATTGTCTAATTCCCCGTTGCTACCGTCTCCCCAAGCCCACAAGCTCGCCCCAGCGTAAACCACATTCCCCGTATCAAATTCCGATACCCGACCCGGCCCATAGATGTTGGAAGCCGCCGCGCGAACCTTAAACGTACCGCTGCCGGGGGAAATGCTAATCGGAGACGCCGACCCCGTCGCTCCGACCGATGCCCCGGTGCTTTCGTTGATAGCCGTGACCGTATAGCCCGTGACCGCACTTCCGCCGGGGTTGGCGGGTGCGGTAAAGGCCACGGACATAGACCCGATGCTGGTCGTGACAGACGTGATGGTCGGGGCGTCGGGGGCTTTCAGAAGGTCAAAGCCGCCGTTGACGTAGCCGCCTTGGGACGTAGCCATACTAGCCTCCTAACGTCACGAAATGTCCTCGTAGGAGATTATCACCTTGAGGTCGTTTGCGGAACCCGCCGTCGCACCAATCGACTTGTCTTCCTCAAGATAGAACGAGGTGTTCTTGTCAATGACCACGAGCGAGGAGTCCGCAGGAACCGAGACCGTGCTCACGATCTGCGAGGCCGTGCCGCCAAGAGCCGCTGCGCTGTAGTAGTTGATCGTGATGTCGGCAGCATTGGTGCCGTCCACGTTCGACACGATCAGCGAGTTGATCTTGAAGACCTTGCCGGAACTTGCAGCGTTGCTCACCACGGAGGTGGCGCTGGTAGATGTCAGGTCGACCACGGCGGACTTGCCGTAGATCGACGTGACGTTGACGATATTTGGGTTTGCCACAGCCTATCTCCTTATCCGAACACGAGGGCCACGGCGATGGCCTTGCCCGTTGAAATTCCAGCGCTGCCAAAGCTTAAGTTTCCGGAGCCGTCGGTCACAAGCGCTTGACCACTCGTTCCGTCTGCTGCAGGCAGCGTCAGCGTGTAGCTAACAGAGACAGTGCCCGGGGCCTGGAGCGCAACATACTGACCGCCGGTCGTGTCTTGCAGGCGAAGGTCGCCGGTCGCCGTGATGTCGATCTGACCCGCGGTGACCGCCGTGAATGTCGGGCTATCACCCGTGCCTAGACCCAGCGAAGTCCGAGCCGTAGCTCCGCTTTCAGCAACCCAAGTTGTCCCGTTGCCGACGATGATGTTGCCGTCAGTAACGGCCAGCGCGCCAATGGCAGTCAGCGTCGCCGTCAGAGGCTGGAAGTTGAAGCTGCTCGTCAGATCCACGACGTTGGCACTAGCGCCACCGCCGTCAGCATAGACAATCGCGCCCTTGCCGTTCGCAACAGTGACCGTGGATCCCGAGCCCTGCGAAAGAACCACGCTCTGCCCAGAGCCATTCTTCACAAAGTAGATGTGCTGGGCGTCGTTGGGAGAGATCGTGACAGTGTTGGTTCCGCTGGGTGTGCCGCCAAACACCAGCACACGGTACTGGCCGTCGGACAGCGTACCGTCCGTCGTCGTCAGGGTGTGGGTAGTTCCGGACAGCGTGATCGCGCCAACACCATTGGTGAGACGGTCAAGAATCTGCAGGTTCGTGTTGGTCGTAGTGCCCCACGTACCTGACTGTTCACCGGTGGCGATAAGCTCGATGCCGCCATTTGTCGTATATGTACTTGGCATAGCCGATCCTTACGCTGCGATCTCAGTCCAGACGGTTGCTGCTGAGGGTACAATCTCAGTATATATCGTTCCGGGAGCTGGGACAATCCTGCCCCACACTAGCACAGGTTTTACCAATCCTGTAGCCGAAACACCGGTGACAAAGACGTTGGCATCACAGATCGTAGTGGCCGTGCCAACCTGGCCTGTGCCAGTGACCCCCGTGACCACCACACGCGCTTTGCCGATGACGGTGGCCGTTCCGACCTCGCCCGTCGCCGCAACGCCAGTAACATCAACGGACACCGATTCTTGGACACCGGCTTGTCCGACTTGCCCGACAGCCGCAACGCCAGTGACGTTGACCGTGACACCAGCGCCTTCTGTAACCGTTACGGTGCCTACTTCTCCTGCGGCCTCCAAGCCTGTTGCAGGGACGTTGGCATCTGCTTCGATAGTTACCGTGCCGACCTGCCCAGTTGCAGCGACACCGGTGACATTGACCGAAACGTTTTCAGTCGTCGTAACCGCAACCGTGCCGACTTCGCCCGTGGCAAAGGCGACAGCAATGCTGCCCTCACCCCAAGCGAGTTCGCCGAACCCCGCTCGGCCCCAGCCGGTAAAGGGGACGACGACATCGGTCATGGCTTAGGCAATCCGGATGACGGCGTTCGACGCATCAGCCGTAGGGAACACGATGGTAAAGTCGCCCGCCGTCGACGTTTTGTTCACGCCGAAGTCCAGAACCACTACAGCCGGGTTGGTGTAAGTATGCGTCGGCGTCGAGTTGTAGATCAGTGCACCACGGGCCGTGATGGTCGCCGAGGTGAACGTCAGGTCCGCGAAATCCGTGAACGCAGTGGTTCCCGAGGTTGTCGGATCGATGCGCGTCAGCGTACCGCCACCGGCCGCATACGAGCCGGAGTCTCCGACCTCATTCGAGGCGGTGTATGCCGTGGTGGCCGCAGTGAACGACGCGTTGTTGTCGTACAGCGCGAGCTTGAACGTGTCACCGCCGGTCAGACGGAAGTCGTGGGCACCCTCAAGCAGCTGCTGCTTGAAGCTCGTTGCCATGAAATTGCCAGTAAAGGCCATATCAGAGTCTCCTTATAAGATCGGCCAGCTGGGGGTGACCCGCATCATTGAGCGCATTATACACGGTTGTGCGGTCACTGCGAACCGCTTGTTTCAGATACAGCTCGATCACCTTTGCGATCTGGCCCTTGAACGCATGAGCCTGTTCGCGCAATGCCGGATGGGCGGTATCGGAAACGGCGACGATTTTCTGTGCCGCCTGTTCTGCGAGCTCTGCGGGGTTGAAACCGCGGTTGCTCGTTGTCAAAACCTCCACAAGGGGAGTGTCCTTGGGTATGTCGAAGAAGCCGACGCTCATTGCTTCGGCCTTATGACTTTACCATAGCGGTACTCGTCGGTCACTTCTTTTGCCTCACCCAGCTGCTTCAGGCCAGCAATGGATTCCTGCAGCCGCTGTCCATACATCTGAGTGACGTCCTGTTCGCCTTTCATGAAAATGGTGGCTTCCAAGAGCGATCCATAGAGCATGGCCATCTCGGCGTTGACGCTGAGCCAGGTCGTGCCGCTATCGGGCCCCGCCGTCAAACTTTCCGGGCGGTAAAAGTAGTGAAGCTCGGCAGTGTAGGCAGCATCCGGGGTGGCGGCCAAGACGAAATAACCGTTGTCGAACTGCGAGTAATAGCGCGGAGCTCCGGTCGTAGTCGGGTCAGGATTGAAGGACTGGACGAAGCTCGGGTCCTTGAACTCGACAAAGAACTTATCGCCGTCGTTGCCCGTCAAACTCAACGAGAACGGTGCCAAGAAATCGCTGGGGCAGGCAAGGTACTGATTTCCTGCAGTGGTGGCAGCTGTTGCGTTTTTACGGAAGAGGCTGAGCTGCACCTGCTTCAAAATCCGCTCTTCTGCCATCCGGATAAACAGCGGGAGGTTGTTCACGAAGGTGGTCTCCGTGTTCTCCGTGTAGTCCTGAATGGCTTGCTTTAGCTGTGCGTATGTAAAGCTCATGTCGTCACCACCGTAACCTGTCCAGCACTACCTATCATACGGGGGCGTTGTAGGTAAGGTGCTTCAACGGTTGGAACCCCCACATACACCTGAAGCGCTTCAGGTTGATCCGGCCGAGGGTTTTTGAGAGCCTGCGGATCCGGACCCGGGCGAGGCGGAAAAAGCTGCGGATGCTTGGGGTCAAATTCGTCAGGACCAA